CTGGAGTTACCTTGTTCTTAAGAAAACTAATTGGCTTCCAGGGGTAATACTTTGCAACAGATACATCTTCTTCTTTTGAGTAATATGAAGTATCTCCAATAGCAGTGTTTACATTTATTTTTCTTGGTTGATTTCTATCGTCTGTAAAAAATAATAAATCTTCAATTAGGTTTATCCCTAAAACAGGATTACCTTTTGCAAAATTTAAAAAACTACCACTAACTAGTGTTGTACTTCTGCTTGAACTTACATCATACATACATATGTAATGATGAGATGTTGATGGAGCATAAGTAGATAAACCATCAGAAGAAGAATCATTCCAATCTGTTATGAATGCAAAAATTCTATTATTTGTAGAGTCAATAAAAAATCCTATTATCTCTAAATTAACCCCCTCTAGCTCTACACCATTAAAAGCAAATGATGTCTCTATAGAGTTGCCACTAACATTTTGTAATAATCCAGAATCCATTCCTTCTGAATTTATTACTTCAGCATTTCTTGCATCTATGTATTCGTTTTTAGATATAAGCCTAGGGTTAAGGTCTTTATTCATCTTAGCCCCTGTAAATATATTTTTAACCTCAGCCATATTTTACGATTTTATCCATTTAGATTTACCTCTCATTACTTGAGTTATTTCCTCAAGTTTAATATTAGACAATCTTATTTTAGCATTTCTTAGCTTTGCGCTTCTCTCTCTTTTTAATCTATTAACGATGTACTCAGGTTGATTAATTCTTGTAGAAATAATTGCGTGGCTTATATGGGCGTACATAGCCTCTTCTATCATCTTAGGGACCCTAGTATCCAAGTCGTACGCTAAACCGTCTGAGATGTACTCTATGACGATTAGACGGTCTTTTAAATTGCTTGAGAATGTAAACACTCCTCTTACTTCATCAATTCCAAACCATCCGTTGCTTTGAGTTAATGATGGGTCCAAACCGTATCTTTGACCATAAACGCCTCCCCAGTATATGTTTTGCATATTAATTCCATTAACGTCAAGACCTTCGTTAACAGAGTCCGCATTAAACAATCCTGTTATTTTTTTATCGTCAGCAGTTCTCCATCTTTCTACTGTTTGTGGTGGATCTGTGTCTACGTTCTCCTCCAAGTTGTCTTGAACTATTTGCCCTGTTGAGTCTTGCTCTGGAGCTTGTGCTGGATTTATTGTAAGGTTTGTGTTTGGGTATATGATTCTTTTTACACCTAGCTGGTCAATCCAAGATAGCCTGACGTAGTTTACATAGTCTTGTGGTATAACAGCAGTCAAGCTTGGAGATATAGTTAGTTCTTGAGACTTAATAGTTCTCAATGTATCGTAACTAAACTCTTGCATACCACGCTTTGCGTGAAATATTATATCTGTTCTTTTAGCACTTGGTATAAGTTTACCTGCCCCAATGTAAGCAACCATAAAGTTATTAATAACATCATTTAATGATGTGTATTGATACCCTCCGTAATTACCTTCTATTGCAGTCTCTATAAGATTAATAATAATCTCTGCATTATTAATAGGTGCTACTGTAAATGTAATTGTATTTGTTGCAGATAAAGCATAGTTAGTTACAAGAGTACCATTAACTGTTACAGAAAAGTTTGTGTTAGAGACCCCTGTTACTGTTGCAATTAAGTTAGTATTAAATGTAGATACGAAAATTCTTGTACTTCCATCCCCAACGAAGGACTGCTGTCCAGCGTAGTATTGTGCATTAGTTTCGGTGACTAAACCACCATTTGGATTTGACATATTTTATTAGCTTTTTTCGTTTATTTCATCTCTTTGTACTTGGCTTGCAGCAACCTGTATAATCTGTGGGTCTTTTATAACAACACCAAAGTAAAATAATGTTCTAAGTATAAAGTTAGTCTGCTCTGAAATATCTAACTCTATCTGAGTGGAACCATACGTGCTGTTTCCATTAAAGTCTGATGCCTGTAAAAGTATTTCAGCAGGACCACTTCCTCCTCCCAGAGCAGTTGCATCTACAGTAATTTGTTGACCTCCTGATGGTAGGTAGTTTATCCCTGGCTTAATAACATCAACACTTGAAATAACTCCATTATCTACCGTAATTGAAAGTTGCAAGTCGGAGCCTGGACCAAAGGAGTTCCATTCAGGGAACAAAGGGTCATTAACAATTCCTCCATATGTACCATCTACATAGTCTTCAACTGAACTAATAACGCTATTTGTTAGCGAATTAGGTCCTGTGTTTATAGAAGTTACATTGTATACTGAGTCATCATATATGTATTGCCCAACACTACCAACAGAGTATCCCCATCTAGGTTCAGAAGGTATTCTTAAATAGCTAACACCTATTGATGATGTTATTGTATTTGGCTTTACATAAAGCCTGTTGTTCTCAAGTAAGTATGTTGGAAATGATTCTGTGGATTTTGTTAGGGGAGATTTTTGAATGTTGTAGAACTCCATTCTTTGAAGTCTTTGTAGTTCTACTTGGTCTTTGTACGTTACAGTCCCTAGCCTATAGATTGGCAAGTCATTGCCTGCTTCTTTTAATTCAAAGTATGTATCAGATGGAACATTCGCATTATACGTTGTACCACCAAATGTTTTAAATATTGAAATCTTTTCATCAATATTGGCAATTCTGTCTGCGTAATCTGTATCGCTTTGAGGAACTCTTAACTGTTGGTTTAAGTCATCACTGTATTGTTCAAATATTTCTAATTGAACTTGGTTAGAAATTCTATTGAACTCATCTGGAGTAACATAGCCTCTTTCTTCTTTGTTAAGTATTAACAATACAGTCTTATATACCGTATTTATATTTATTGCCATATTAATATTTTGTTTTATTTACAAAGATAGGCCAACCGAAGTTGACCTACCCCTATAAATATAGTTACGTATTAAGAGAATTTTTTCTCTATACTTTTATAAACTAACATACCCTCGTCAGTTTTAAACCAACTTGCTAATGCAGAGTATGGATGTTCATCAAAAGGAACAGTCATAAGCTTCTTGCCATTGGCAGCCCAAGCAAATGTTTTCTGATCTGATGATAATTTAATTATCCCTGCTTCTGCTGCTTTAATACCAAAACTTCTAAGTTCTACATTTTCGTCATGTGCTAAACTTATAAATAAAGGTGGGTTGCTCTTAGCTAGCAACATTAAATCTCTTTTAAGTTCCTTGGTACTCATTTTGGATACAACGCTTCCTAATTCAGTTCTTAGTATTGCCTCAGCATGATCTACATCAAGAGTATTAGCTAAGTTTAAAGCCTCTATTTCAATTTGAATGTTATCCAATTCATTTACAGCATTTGCAACTTCATCTTGCTCTTTAAATGTTATACCTCTTTGTGGGTGATATAAAGATAGTAATTTTTGTAAATTCTGTTTGTTCTTAGGAACCATTAACACTCCTTGTCTAAACATAATATGAGCAAGAGTTACTGGACCTTTTTGTTCATCCACAAATGGAGACACTTGATTTGTAGCGTATCTTAACTCTCTTTCGTAACCTAGCTCTTCATCAAAATACATCATTGGATGCATTCCTGAGTGTTTACTAGCTAATGTCATTGTTAATGGGCTTTGATTATTTGCAAGGTAGTATCTTCTATCCTTTATTTCCCAAGTATTTTTTGTTTTTTCTTTTGCTTTTGTAGCCATGATATATAATAAAATTTAATAAAAAATAAATAAAACCTGGAGTCGCAATATGCGACCCCAAGTAATATTTGTTGTTTGCAATTATGCAGCTGTGAACAATACGAAATTGTTAGCAGCTTGAGTTACTAAACATCTCTCAGATAAGAAACTTACTTCCATTTTATCAAAAGTAGAAGTAGAAGCTCCTCCAACAGAACCAGTAATCCAAGACTTCATTCTTCTATCGTCAGCTTCAGAAGCTCTGTAACGTACGTGCAAGAATGGTCGTCTGATGTTAGTACCTAACATTTGATCGTAAACTGTGCTTGTTCCAGCAGGAACCATAACACCTTTAACGTTATCAATTAGCCCACGAGTTGTAGCATCGTTTAAGTATTTCCAATCAGTCTTGTAAAAGTCGTAAGAACCTCTTCTGAAACCGTCAAATCCTAAGTTCAATGCCATTTCTTCAGAGTTTTCAAATACACCGTAAGATGTACCACCTGCTCCGTAAGAATTTTGTGCAGCTAACATATCATCAAAGTCTAAAGAAGTTTCTCGGTCTAAGAATAACATATTCTCTTCGATTGCTCCCTGCTTATCAAGATTTTGTAATATAAAATCAAAGTCTTGCAAAGCACTTCGTGTTCCAGCACCAGCTGTTCCAGTTCCATTTGCGTAGTTTTGGTATACGTTACCTCTTGCAGTAATAGCAGCAAAAAGACCCTCAGTACCAGCAGTAGTAATTCCTGCTCCTAAAGCAGACTGAGAAACAACTCCAGAACCAGCAGTAGCAGTTTCTCCTTCAACAACAGCCATCTCTAAGTAATCTTGGAAACGTAATCTTGTTTCTCCTTCAGACTTCAAGTACCATAAGTATCCGTTTGTTCCATCTTCAGCAGCAACTTCAACCCATCCAATTTGTGCAGCATCAGAACCACTTATTTCATAAGTATCCTTAATGATAATTGGCTTGTTGTTATACTGTGTGAATTGAGCATCAAGAGAACCAACCATTCCGTCTGTACCTTTTCCAAACTCAGAGCCGTAAACAAATAAGTTTACATCAGCAGTAGTTGCTGCTCCTACCGTAAGACTAGATAAATCAGCTGTAGTGTAAGATAATACAGTAAATGATCGAGCAGCTTGGTTAATAGCAGATACGTAACACTTTAATGTCAAAAGTCCAGTAGCTGCATCAGCAACAACAATAGTATTACCTATTCTTATTGACATATTGTGGTCAGAACCTAAAGTAATAGTTGAACCAGTAGTAGTTGTAGCTCCAGTAAGTTCAACACTTAAGTCTCCTGTTCCGTTCTCATAACCAATGTGTAATCTGTTTTGCTCAGACCAAATAACTTGGTCAGAAGTCATTGGCATTTCTGCTCCAACCATACGTAAAAATCCAGATAAAGTTCTGTTTCCGTATCGCTCTACCTCAGCTTCATAAAGCTCTGGTAAGTACTGCTGTGCAAAATCGTTTCCGCTTCCGTCAGCAAAGTTTAAATAATTTGATGCCAAAGCAGATTTAGTTGGCATTGGTCTTAAGTTAAATGCACCTAGTGGGTCTACACCCGTTCCAAATTGTCCCATTTGTTTTTGTTTTTTGTTTTTTTAATTGTTAAATTGTGATTTTTTAATCTTTAATTTTGAAGAGTCTATACCGTTTACGGCTTTAACTTTAAGACCATTAATAAAAACACTGTCACTTGCTGTCTGCCTTGGAGTGTCTGAAATGTTCTTTGAACTATTTACAACATCCTTGACGGCATCTGCTTTACCTTGCTCATAAAAATGACTTGCAATCTGATCCATATTCTCAGCAGCGTGCATTGCCTTGTGATAGCCCTTGTGGTCTGAGACCTCCCCTTTGTCATTCAGAAACTTTCCGATGAAGTTGGTCATGTCAGACTGTTGCTGTGCAATTTTTGTTGGGTTGTTTACACCATATCTAAATTTCTTCTCTCCGATGTTGTATTCAAAACCTTTGAAATCATCATTTAAAAGATTAGATGTGGCTTGTTTAAACCTGTCTTTTCGCTGCTTTGATAAGTCTTGCTCTTCATTGTATCGGTTGAAAAAGTCCATTGCTTTTTTCTGCTCTTGGGTTACGCCTGGTCTTAACTTAATCTCATCGTAATATTTACCCTTCAAGTCTTCCAAAAACGTCTTCGCTTCTGCAACCTCCTCTTTAAACGCAAGCTTTCGTTTGCGTATGTCTCTTTCTTCATCTAACTCTTCGTTATACGAGAAGTTATCTTCTAAAAGGAAATTTATCTCATCATCATCAAGATGTGGTTTGCTTTTTCTATAGTACTCTTTCAACAATGCATTGTTATCTACTGTGCTGTAATCTGCATTTAATCTAACATAGTCTTCAACATTGCCACCTGTCTCTTCCATAAATGAAACAAGTTTTTCAATATTTTCAGGAAGTGGCTTTCCAGAAACACGTTCGTCTCTAATTGCTTCTTTTATTTCTTTAGTAACTTCTTTTACTTCCTCTTTTATTTCTTCTTCTTCTTCTTCTGTTATTTCTTGTATCCCAGAAAACCCTTCATTTTGAATGGAGCTTTCCCCTGATGATACTTCTGCTTCCACTTCTGATACAATTTCGGCTGGTTTATCTGCAACCACGTTTGTTGCTTCTTGCTCTTTATTGGCATCTTCTGATTTTATTTCAACTTTTGTTACTTCAGGCTCAGTGTCTTTTTCTTTTTTAGACAAATCTACTTTAATAACTTCAGGTTGTTTAACTAACTTTTTCATTGATGGCTTCTTTTTTATTTTAAAGTCGCCCTCTTGTTTTACTTCTTCTGACATAATATAATATAATATAAATTAAAAAAATTATTTTGGATCAAACTGACCTAGGCCAAAGTTTCCACTTAATGTATCATTGCCTTTTGATTCAAAGTTTTTTGGCAATAAATTGTTTTGTCTTTGTTCAATCATTTCTGATTGTTGAGTTCCAGATATTCTTGTTCTTTTATCTTTTCTGTCTTCAATCTCTTGCTCTCTTTTGGTCTCAGATTTTATTTTTGCTTGGGCTAATTGCATATTAAAGTTAAACTCCTCAGCCATAAGTTCTCTCTTTATCTGAGCCTCTGTTTGCATTCTCTGTATCTCAAACTGAGACTTAGCTTGCTCAATGCTTACCTTCTCTGCTGTCAACGCTTGTTGTTTTTGAACCTCAGACATTGCTGCTTTCTCTGCAAGTTCTGCATTAGCTTGTGCTTGAGCCTGTATGTTATTTTGTTGAGCCTTTTCGGCAGCCTTTTGCTTTTTCTTTCTTTTATTCTTTAGCATTTCGTTTGCTAACTGAATGTTTTTTATTTGCCTAATGTCTATTGCGTCCTCAAGGTCTATTCCTCCAGTCTGTAACGCAACTTGTATATTCTGTTCTAATTGAGCCTTAATTTCATCGTCTGGCTCTAACTCTAAGAATATACCAAAGTCATGTAAGTTTAAGTCTTTAATTTCAGATAACGTTGCTACGTTGTATTGGCTAATACTATTCTGTAAAGAATTATTTGTTAAAGCAAAACCTAAAGAGTCTGCAATTCTTTTAGAGATGTTTTCACACGTTCTAAGCGTTAAATAAGAGCTTGCCTGTAGTATGTGTCTCGTTGCAACATTGGATTGATTAGCGGCCATCTTTTGAAGTCCTACGAGTGCATCTTTAGATGGTGCTGAACCATCTCTTGCCTCATTTAATCCTGTAACGTCTCTTATCATTTGTAAATAGTACTGATAAGTCTGTATTAAAGAATTTATTTTTGCGCCTCCGCTTGATGTCTGAAGTTCTTGGATTGGAACCTTTCCTCTGTTTAGTTCCCCATCTTGGGTCATAGACCTACCTAACACACTACCAGTTTGGAAGTACATATTTAAAGCTTCAGCTGCGTTGTAATTTGTTCCATTACCTAAGTCTACTTCTGCCAATCCATCTACATCTAAGAATACTCCATCAGGAACCATCCTTGACATTACTTGCTGTAGTTTAAGATGAGTTAATTGAATCATATCTGCAAATCCAGTAATTTTATTTACAACAGAATCAATTCTTCCGTTGTACATTCTTGGTGCACATATTGCATAGTTCATCTCAACCTTAGTTGTGTCAGCAAAAGGTCTTGTCATGTTTTCTGCAAGTTTCCATTCTAACATTTGGTTGTTACCTAGAATTTTTGCTCCACTATAAAGAACCTCTATGCTCCTAGATACTTTTTTAAATGTATCGCTTTCTGGGGGGTTAAACTCATCATTCTTTTCTATGGCTTTCTCCAACCCGTTTGGACCTTGCTTTATTTTAAATACTTGACTATTGTAAGTCTTGTACTCAAAGTATAATACTTGAACAGTATTTTCATCGTAAGCATTCCACCCAGTAATCATTTGTCTATTCCCAGGCATATCCTCTATGCGCTTTAACTCATCGTTAGGTATGTTTGGAAATTGTTTTTTTAACTCAGGTATTGTAACAGACTTCACTTCTCCAACATAGTATATATCTTCAAAGTTTGGGTCGTCTGTGTAAGAGTAAACCATTCTAGCTGGGTCACAGTACTCAGTAACAACACCATTAGCTTTGTTCCAATTAGTCTTTACAGCTCCAATACCTAGTACAGTTAAATCGTAATTGTATCTTTTTCTTACTTCATCAAATTTGTTCTTAGCAAGAACTTGATTTATAACTTCTTCTTCAGCTATTTCAATTGACTGCTTATAGTCTAGCTGCATATGAAGCTCTAACTCTTGATTATCTTCAGGTAAACTTTCGACATCATTAGTATTGAATGCATCAACACCAATACTTTTTTGCAACTCCATTAAACCTTCCTTAGCAGCCATGTCCTCCATTATAGCTGTTGCATAATCAGTTCTTTCTTTTAATGCTTTTGGGTCTTGAGCATAAGCCTTTATTTCGTATTTCTTTTCAGTCATACCGTTTGTGACAATATCTACAAACTTTGAAATAACGGGTACTGGCTTCCAATCTAAGTTTAAATAAGACAAGTCTCCATTTATAGCTAACTCATCTTTATATTTCTGTACAGGTTGCTCACCTCTTGCGTAAAGTTTTAACGAATGAAAATGGTTATAATTTGTTGCAAATCTATTTCCATTACCTCCTTGCCTAAACCACTCTGACTCAATGGCTCTACCAACTTGAACGCCATACTCGTAGCTTGATTTTTCTGCGTCACTAACAACTTGGCTAGGAAATACACTGTTTGGGTTTGCGCCTACGTTCATTTAATTTATTATTTTTGAATAACTTCCAGAGTTGTCGTATCTCTTAAACCCTAGATTTATATTTTTTCTTACTACCTTATTTATCGGTGCGTATCTATTTCTGTTACAAGCCATTATTGCTAATCCAGAACTTATAGATGCATCATGCTTTGTTCTATTGTTTATATTAAATCTTGCCCAATCCTCTAAAGTTCTTTGAAAGTAAACATCTCCCATTTCATCATCACCTAAAACTCCTACAAGTTCCTCTATATATGTTTCTATTGCAGCAGCGTGTGCTTGCATTATATCTTGACTTGAGTTAGGTATGCCACCTATTTCTCTTTCTGTAATTGATAACTTATTATACGATTTGTCTGGCCTGTTCATTGAGTACCCTCTGTACCCTCTGTTCTTAAAGTGATATAATAGCCTAGGTTTGTTGTTCTCTGCTAGTATTGGCATACCATAAAATACGCAGGCCATTAATACATCCTCAAAAAATATCTCTGCTGTCTGTGGCCTTGCAATGTACTCTAAAAAGAAATGATTGCTTGGTGCTTCTTCCATACTAAACTTAGTCAATCCATGCAAAGCTCCATTAGAACCTCTACTATCAACTGTTCCTGATATATCGTAACTATCACAACCAAATGCTCCAAGGTGTTCATTTCCAGGATAATTAGTACCATTCTTTTGTACTACCCTGTTTTGCATTCCTATTGGCGGTATCCATGACAAATAAAACCTACCATCTTTGTGTGGCATAAATGTAACTCTCGTATCTTTAATGCCATTCTCCCATTGAAAATTACCTTTAGTAATTAATGTGCTTGCAGCCATAGATTCATTGTGGTCTATTTGCTGATATATTTTTGTTAGATTAAATAAAGACTCCTTTGCCTCATCTCTAAAAGCGTGCTGTTCTGTTCTTGGAAACTGTCTATAAAATTCATTTAAGCCGTCTTGATCATCTTTTAAACCTGCAACTTCATTATTCCAAAATTCAATAACACCTTGCTTGATTGGTATTCCGTAAGGGTCTTCTACTGGTTTTTCTGGTGTGTCGAATACAGGTAGTCCATAAGAATCAATGTATCCCTCGTAGTTCCATTCCATAGGTATGAACAAAGAATATAATCCTGAAGCAGTCTGTCCATTGCTGTTTCTTCTCGTGACATCTGATGCATAGTACAATTTTTTAAAGTTTTCTCCTCCTTTATCTAGTGCATTTGATGTTGAACCCATCATACACTTTCCAATAATTCTACTACCTAATCTAAGACAAGTCTTTGTAACCCTCCAATTATTTAGTATATTACTTGGCCTCTCCCATTTACCTGACTCGTCATGTACAAGTAACTTTAGTTTTTCTCCATCATAGGAGTTGTCACCTGTATTTTTCCAGTCAATCGTAGTATCCAATCCCTTGAGATCTTCTGGGTTTTCGTTAGCGTCAAGTTTCCTTCTCGTAAATTTCGAAGCAGGTATTCTATATGCAAGTTCTGTCTTCGGTCTATCCATACCATCTTGTATGGGTTTAAAGAAGAAAGGGTAGTTAACTGATATTGGTACGACTTTGTCGGTAAACATTTTCTTTGCATCAGGCCCTGACTTTGAAAGTATCCCATATCTTGAATCTGTTGATATGGTTGCAAGGTTAACGATTTCTCCTGATGACATAAATGAAAATCCACTCCGTCTATTTTTGAGGTAGTCCATTCCGAAACATCTATAATCTGCCTTGCAGGCTTCCCAGAATATATAAAATAATCTGTTTGATTCTCTAAAATCGGGTGGCCCAACATCAATCTTTGACCATTGCAGGTACATATAATGAGTGCCAGTAATGTAAGTAGGATTACTCTTATTATTAAACCAAAATCCCTGCTCTCTTCTTTCAAATTCTTTCTCAATATAATCGTACCATTGTTCTTTAAAATCTTCAGGATACTCCTTCCAATCAAAAATTGTTTTTATTCTACTTAATTCTTTTGGGTACTCGGTATGAGACCACTTCTTGTCTTTAAAGTTGTGAGTTTCAAACTCAGCAGGTAATGCTATCTTAAGATTTTGTATTTCATAAATCTCTCCTATCTTACCCGTTTTACTTATAATGACCATGTCATGATCTTCATCATAACCATACTTCCAGGTCTTGTGCCTGTTTTTCTTTTTTATAGTAGATGCCTTTATGTAGTTGTCTAGAACTTTATATAGTGTCTGTTCGTACATACTAATTAAATTTAGCTCTACCTTCCGCAAACCCTTTAAAATCGCTCTTCTTCTTAGTGTCGTCTTTAGGCTTATCATCTAACATCTCTTCCTCTTGCTCAATTCTATTTAGAATTTCAAAGGCATCGAAAATCGCTAACTTCTTAGTTGCAGCAGCATTCTTTAACTTGTCTGCCGTTAAGTCGTCGTCTGAATCAACAATAGCCTCCTTAGCGACCTTTATTAATTCCTCAACCGCTCTTTGCCCAGCTTGGATTATATTCCTCTTCGTTTCCTTTACGTTCATGTTTCGCAACAATGTTAATTAATTTCATACAATATAATAGTTCGCCATCAATGATAAACTCAAATTCTGACGTTGGCCTGAAAGATACTAAATCTTCTTCATTTA